CTGCGGCTTTCTTAATATATGAGCCTAAAGTACTTTTTGATATCTCATCAATTGGTTCTACTTCTTCTTTAGTTAATTTGTCAACTGCCTTATTGATACCTTTATCTCGTTTGTCCATTCTATTATGTAATGCATCAAACTTTTTCTCATTATCATTGCGTCTAACTGTAGCTTTTTCCCAAGCAGCATCTGCCATATCATCTTTAGATTTTTTAACATATGAACCTAAAGTCTTTTTAGATAACTCATCAATTGGTTCTACTTCTTCTTTAGCTAATTTGCTAACCGCAGTTTTAATACCATCTTGACGTTTCCATCCGGTATTTTGTGCATCACTTTTCATTTTAGACCAAGCTTGTTTTATACCTAGTTTTCTAGCACTTTTACTTTTACTGTCAAAGTTTCCTTGCATAATACCATGTATTCTAGCACTTTGTGCTGCTTTATTTACATATGAAGATAATGTACCTTTAGACAACTCATCTAATTGGTCAAAATCTTCAGATACCATGAAGTCTTGAATCTCTTCTAATGTGTAATCTTCAAGGTAGAATTCTTCATTAGTTAGTTTGTCTACGGCTTTACTGATACCTACAGTACGTTTCTTTACTAATCCTTTTGCATATTTGTAATTATCTACATGTAGTGTATGTAAATGTGGGTCACCCTTATCCATTGCATCTGAAGCTCCACGTGCAGATTGATTAGCAGTAACTGCCATTTTATTACTTTGATCAGAAGCTTTCTTAACATATGAACCTAAAGTCTTTTTAGACAATTCATCTAACTCTTCTACTTCTTCTTTTACACTCTTTGCTTTCTTGGCTTTCATGGCAAGGTGTTGTTCTAGGCTTCTTTTGTAGAAGTCTGATTCACTGTTCTTTTTAGTGTGTACCATGCCGCATTCTGTACAGTATTTCTCGTTAGAACTCTTTAGTACAGCAGTGGTTGTATCGTCACCACATACGTCACAATACTTTGTAGATTCATCTAACTCAACTTCTTCTTTAGTATATGCAGATGGATAATCTTTATTTAAACGATCATTAGCCCCGTGAATACCAACAGCTCTCTTAGTGGCTTTTTTTAATTCCTTAGAACCTGATTGACCATGATATACAGTTTTATTTGTATAGTCACTCATATTTTTAAGAACTGAATCTTGCGCTCTATTTTTATATCTATTTAATAGACCAGATGATAACTCATCTAATGATTCAACTTCTTCTTTAACATTAGAACCTTCTTGAATTGATTTGGCTAAATTAATTAGATCTTGGTCTAATTCTAAATGATAGGCATCCATTTTTATTCCTTAAATTGTTGTATTACATTTAGAAAGTTTTCTTTACTTTCTCGCATGTAACTAACTATATCGTTATGATTCTGTAATATATTATTTATACTAGATTGAGTATTATTGTTAATGGCCATAATACTACCATCATCTAAAATATAATCAATTTTACCTTCCACCAACCTATCAAATCTATTTAATTGTCTAATATCAAATGCAACAGGATCAACTGTAAAAAGTTTAGAAGAAGCTAGTTCTATATATGATTCAATTAAAGTATCTGTTACCTTAACGTCATAATGTTCTTTTATAATATGTGCAATTTTTGTATCTGAAATTTCGTCATAAATGTCTTGTGCTATTTCATGCTCTAAATTTTCAGTATAATATTCTTGTCTTATAAATTGTCTAGCTTCTTCTAAATCTGTGAAATCTGTTGTATTACCATCAATTAAAACTTCATCATTAATTGTTTGTTCAATCAAATGACCATTACTACGAAGTTGAGATTTAATCTCCACCCCTAATACTTGTTCCGATAATTTTCTATTGAACTGGTTATAGTACATATTACTCTTCTGAAGAATCTTCCACTTCTGCATCTGTTTCTTCATCAACTTCATCTATAGGTTCATCCACAATTTCTTCTTCAACAGATTCAGTTGCAAACATATTTTGTGCAACTTCCATACGCATATCTTCTAAACGACTTGAAATACGACCTGCCATTTCAGAATTAAATGCTGATTCAATGGCTAATGAATCACCATTTGCAATTGCATTAATTAAATTTTGTACACCTTGTGTCATTCTTTATCTCCTTGTAAAATTGTATTAAGCTGAGCTTGATGTTTAGTTTGTTTAATTATCTCAGATTTTTCTGATTCCATTTCTTTATCAATCTCTTTGATCTCTTCTTCAGATTGCATCAATAGATTTTTACGAACATATGCCTGTGAATAATATTTTCCAACATATGGATCAATCAACATTAAAGCATTAATGCGTTGTTGTATAATCTCATTATTCTTCAATTCAGTAAAATGATTATCCATTTGATAATCGAATCTAATGTCTTGATATATTATATCCCATTCATCAGGTCTAATAATACCCTTGGATATTAACTGAATACGTAATGCCATTGCAAATAACTCTGAAAACTTTTTACGTAGACGTTGAATAAACTTATTAAATTTAATCTCATCACGTGTAATTTCAGTTGATTTACCTAGACTAAACCCTTGTTGTGGTTGTAATCTAGTAAGTGGTACATTCAATGATGCATATAGTTTATTTTGGAAATAATTAATATCCGCAATATCACCTAAATTCTGACCACCAGGCAATGTTGTAATCTCTGTACCCTTACCACCTTCACGGCGTGGCATCCAGAAATCTTCCATAATAGATAGATGTTTACGTGAGTCTCTTACTTCACCTGTTGCTGCATCGTAAACAATTTTATTTCTAAACTTATTCATAATGTCATTAACGTATTGTTCAGCCTTCAATTTAGGAAGGTTACCAACGTCAATGTAAAATATTCTACGTTCAGGTGCACGTGATATACGGTAAATTACCAAAGAATCTTCAATCATCTTCAATTGGTTTACCGGTTTAATGGCTTTATGTAGATGACTCATCATTAAAGCTGAGTTAGTATCTAATAAACCTGAACCGCAATATATAACTGAATCTAATGAAAGTTTAACACCTTGAGTAGCTGATTCTGTAATACCTTTATCATTATAAAGATAATATTCATCAATTTTAGATACTACTTCTATACCTTTATTATTCTTATCTTTTTTAATATTCTTAATTTTACGAATTTTACGTGGGTCAATATATCGTAGTTCAACGATACCGTCTTTGACCTTATTTTCGTCAATTAAAATATGATAATACAAACGTCCATCAACATACCAATTTCTAAATATGTCATGACCTTTTGCATCAAATTTATATAATTTTAAGATATTATCAAATTCATCTCTAATTTTTGTTTTAATGGATTCAGATAACTTTAAGTCATCCATAACTAAAGAAACAGGAGCAATATCATCTTCCGCAACAATAGCCTCATTAACAATATCTTCAATGGCTGCATCACAATCAGGATACTGTGCCACTTCGCGATAACGTTTAATCAGATCATTTTCATTTTTAACTGTACCTTCTAAATCAATCGCCATGCCATAATATGCAGCGGCGGAAGATGAAACTACAGTTGAACCATCATCGGAAGCGGGAGTTACTACACTCCCGAGTTCCTTTTCTTCTTTTTTCTTTTTAATCTCAAACCCAAATATCTGGAATGCTGCCATAATAATCTACCTCAGTTGTTGTATTACTTATTTATTATAATTATTAACCGACATTAATTGGAAAAGATCCAATCGGTGTGTTAATATTAATACCAACACCAATGCTAGCATTAGCCGTAGAAGTATCAGATACCCAGTAATTATAAGTGAATTCAATATCAAATACTTCAATTTGAGTATTTGTTTCATAATCTAAAGTAATAGCACCAATGTTTGTTGGATAAGCATCCACAAATTTATAAGTTTTAACAGTTGCACCATTTCTATCTAATTGATGTACTAATAAATCAATTTGATAGTCACGTGGATTAACTCGACCATTTGTTTGTCCCATATTTAGAACACCATCTGACCAAACTTCCATGGCATTTCTGATAGAGAAAGTTGTATCATTATATACCGTAATATTCCACGGTGCAAATGTTCTTTCTCCTGCAAAATTTACCGGACGTCCACGATAAAATGTTTCAATATTACCCATAGTAGAAGCAGGCAATTGAGCCGCTTTACATAAGAATTGAGCATTTTGACCAACAACAGCACCTGCAGCTACAAAAGTTGGGAATGAAAGAGAAACACTAAATTGATTGGGACGAGCTCCGCCCCCAATCATCTGTGCCTTAAAGTCGCTTATGTTTGCCATTTTTTATTTTCCTTTTCTAATGGAGAAGAATTATTCTCTTCTTTTATTTATTTATTTATTACGCGCCAATTTCTTCAAAAGAAACAGCACTTCTTGCAGCCACAAAACTAAGGGTAATAAAGTTAATAGAACGATTAGGCTTGATGTAAATATCAGCAACGAATTGATTACTATCAATTACTTCACCGGTATTATTTACTTCATCACATTTTACTCTAAAGTCTGTTACACCACGACGACCTTGAACATCACGTAAGAATGGTTCCACTAGATTTTTAAATTGTGCTCTAGTAAAACTATCATTGAATTCAAACAATTGATATTTAGCAGCAGTGGCAATAGCTTTTTCAAGAACGATAAACAAACGGCGAACGTTAATGCGATCAAATGCACTTGGTTTAGCTTGTAATGTTTTATCACCAAATAGAACTGTACCTTGACCTGGGAAATTAACAACTGGGTTAACTCCTGATTTATACAATGTATCACGTTCTGTTTGACCTGGATTAACTGCTAGTTTAACAATGTTCTTAATTTGACCACGATTGTAACCACCTGGTGAGTACCAAGGATCATCTGTATGGTCAGTACGAGCACATAAACCTGCAATATCACCATTCAATGGAATCCAACGATATTTGTCATTGTAACGATCATATTGGTATTTGTAACCTGAATCTAAAACACCGTAAGAACCTTCTTCTGTACTTGCAGGTAATAGATTACGATAAGCAACAACAGCATCTACTGCATCTGAACCTGCTCCGATAATAACTTCACCTGAAGAAATATTTTGTGGAGATACAAATGCAACACAATCTTTACGTGTGGCAGTAACATTATTAATAATATGATTTGCAACAACAGAAGAAGCAGGTCCTGCTGGGACTAATGAGATGTCATATAACATATCATTTGCAAATATACTAAATGCAGTCATTAAATCACCATCAGTGGCTACTAAGTCATCCATACCACCTGATAATGAACTTGTTTCTGCAACAACGAGAGTATCAAATGCAGTATTTGTTTCACTACCCCAATTTGCACCATCTGTTGGATGATCCATCCACCAAACATATTTAGATTGTGCATTTAACACATCTCTATAGTAGTTATTAGATCCATCTGATTTTCTATTGTCATTGGCTTTTGAAAGTCCTGTATATTTTTCTCATACAGTACCTGCAGTTCCTGTCCATAGACCTAAACTATCGATAACAATAACATGAACTTCATCATCTGCACCATTTGCAGTTTTTGCAGCGGTAGTAGAAGTATTTGGGGCAAAATCGAATTGTGCTTTATAATCCCATACTGTAGAAGCTGTACCTGTTCCTGTACCTACACCTGTAGCCACAAAAGTTTCACCTACTATACCTTCCATAGCACCGATATCAGTAAAGTCTGTACTACCAAGAGTAAGGATAGTATAAGTTGTTCCTATAACAAAACCGCCACCCGTGTGAGTTGGGTTCCATGATGCAGAATCACATATAGAAATTTTAATTGAGTTACCTAAAGCACCTGGATATTTAGCAGCCCAACCACCATATGCTCCACCACCATTAATATATGATGTTGTATAAGCATCTGTATTGTTAATTTTAACACCGCCAACAGTAACTACTGCTGTAACTGTAGCATCAACACCAGGACCAACAGCGATTGTCATTGTAGGAACTGAAGTATAACCTGAACCTGGTTCATCAATTACGATTGATGTAACTATTCCACCTGATAATACTGAATGAGCTTCTGCTTGAATACCACCGGTAATATCAGGAGCACTAATTGTAACTGCAGGTGGTGATGCATAAGTATCACCACCAACTAAGGCAGTATATCCTGTAACAGAACCTGATTGTGTTGCAACCGCATTTAAATTACCACCAGTATCTGCACGAACTAATAATAGATTATTAGTATATGCTAAAAAGTTAGCAGCAGTAAAGAATGATTGGAAGTGAGCTTTAGCATCGGTTGGTTTACCGAAACGTTGAACTAGTACATTTTCAGATGTTACAGCAACTGGGTCTAAAACAGGACCCCAAGAAAACACTCCAGCATAAGCGCCTGCTGATGTAGAAACAGCTGGAACAATTGATGAAAAATCTTTTTCTACTACCGCAACACCCGGACTTAATTGGAATGGCATTGTAATCTCCTTAATCTTATTACATTATTATTTTTTATTTGCTCTAAAAGCAATTTATTACTATATATTTATTCTTTTCAAAAATTCAATAATGCTAACTGATCTTCAGTTAGATTATATTCACCCTTCTGTGGTAACTCTTCATTTTCTGTATTATTTATAACAACATCTATTTGACCATTATCATAGAAACCAAATGGTGTTAATTCATCTTCAATTTGTTTAATATGAGATTCATACATCATTTCTCTCATATTTACATTATTCAAATCTTTAAAGTATGAGTTAGTGGATAACCAACTAAAAAGAACTAAAGTCATCACTAAATCATCATGATATCCATCATCGGCACTATATGAACCTTTAACTTCAATAAAGGTTGATATTTCAGATATGGTATCAGCATCTCTAATTATTAGTTTATTTTCTTCAACCAATGATTTAAAATTCATACAACCAATACGTTTAATACGTTTATCTGTATTAACTCCTAACTGTACTTTCCCACCACCAAATCCACCGGTAACAGATTGTCCTTGAGAAGTTCTATTGACAAATAATAGATTTTCATATTCAAGTTCAGTATATAGTATAGTAGGTACTTGTTCACTTGAGTTAATTTCCACAAGTACATATGCATTATTATAATCTCTTGCCACTTTATATATAACACTAGGGAATAATAATGGACTAATTTTGTTGTTTCTATATTTAGCTACTTGTTTATATGGTACTTCAGATACATCAACAATATTAAATGCAGAGTAATCTCCACCCACGCCTTTTGCGGTATCTGCAACTAACACATAAGTATTACCCTTAACCGGTTCATCAAAGACATCTAAACCATCTTTGGAATACATATGTTGGGTAGGATTTAATTTAGAAATTGTGGTTGCATTAATTAATGTTAAACTAGAACCAAGGAAGTTACATAGTACCTCTTGGTTAAATTTAAGTTCACCAAGTTGTCTACGTTGATCTTCTGCCCATTTTTCATCTCTACCTGGAATAGATGTGTATGGAATGTATAATGGTACAAAGTCATTATTACCTTGTTCTGCATCATTCCAATATTTCCAAAAGTGATTGTATCCTAATGGTGTAGAACTTAATAAGATCTTTGTTGTTTCACCTGCAGAGATTGTTGGATATACTGAAGTGAAGAATTCTTCAGCAATATTATTTGGAATAATTGCAGTCTCATCAACATATAACATATTAACTGATTTACCACGAATACCTGATTTACCTGTTGCTGCTGTAAATACTTTTGAACCATTTTCTAATTTAATATCACCCTTATTCCAAGTGGTAACACCTTGTTGCATCCAATCAGGAAGATTCTCATACATCAATTGATAGCGATCTAATACTTCTCTTGCACCTGATGCCTTATGAGCTAAAATAGCCACTGTTTTTTTCTCTTGAAATAATGTATACCAAAGAATATATGCAGCAGAAACGGTTGTCTTACCTTGTTGTCTACCTTCCATAAGAATAACCTTACGATTATTATGGATGATATTGACTTTTTCTACTTGACAAGGATAGAGTTTAAATGGGATTAGACCAAAATCAAGAGATATAATTTTGCAATAATTATCAATAAAGTATATTGGGTCATTAGCACACTTAATATACTCTTGTACTTGGTCTTCTGTGAATGGTATTTTAATCCCCGCTGCTTTGAGCAAGGTATTAGAATTATAAAATAGAGCCATATTTTAGAAAGTTGATTCCCAATTATCAGTGATAGGATCACCGGGCAATGTACCCACTGCTTCGTATTTTCTACCGGGTATATTAACATTAACATTAACGTCAGTAATAATCCCTTGATTTCTAACCGGACCATAAAGATTTGTTTTAAGTGTAAATGTTAATGTATGTGTCACAAATCTTCTAGTTTGAAAGTCACCATCATAATCATCTTGCACTGTTATGCTATTTAATATTACAGGAATATCCTGAACAACCTGCATTTCAGGAACAGCATTAATTGATAGGGTATATTCAGGGGTAAATGTTGGAAGAATTTGCTCAATGATTTGCATTGCATCTTCCTGTGTCTTAGTTAATACATATAACGTTATATCAACATTATATGGTACAGGGGTAAACATTGCCTTTTTAATACTACCTGCCGCTTGATCGCAGGTTAATTTATTCATACGATTCATTTTTCTAGAAGGATCATATGAGTAAGCTGTAATCTCAAATGACATTCTAGGTAATGTGGTATATGTTGTATTGTTTAATCCTGGATCTGAATCAATACGTACAATCCATTTTTCTTTTGGGGCATATGATAATGGGATAGCAATGGTTTGTTCTATATTGCCATCATTATCTTGTCTAGCAATAGTGATATCGGAAAACAATCTACCAAAGGCAACAATTGTTTTTCGTAAAGAACCATGATAATAAGTTGGGTTATTAAGCATTAAAATCTCCGAAAGGATTGCTTTCATTGAATATAGTATAAGCACCTTCCTCTTTAAATTTATTATTATCACCATATGAATCAGGTTTATCAATATTTTCTATGTTGGCAATTGCATCAGCAATATGTCCACCTCCACCTAATCCACCCACTAAAGTAACTTTAGGTGCAGATGTATATCCATTACCACCCGATGAAATATTAATTAAGGTTACTTCGCCCTCATGGTCACCTAATCCTAAAAGTGAAGTTGCCACTGCTCTAGTTCCTGTATATAATAAGGTTGCAGTACCATTTGGTGCAGATCCTGATGTATGTGATGGAGCAGTACTACTTGTAATACCACCTGTTATAACAATATAACGTTTTAATAGATAATCAATCTCATCACCAACTATTACTTCTGTTGATGGAGTCCAATTAGTACCAAATACCACGGTAGGAGCAGATACATACCCTATTCCTGAACTTGTAATATCCACTGAAGTTACCACTCCATTCTTAACAATACTTGTGTCATATGTTTTAAGTGATTCAAAATCATCAATCTCTTTAATTCCTGTTGTCATACGTTCAGAAGCATATTGGAATAATTCAACCTGTAATTTATAAACAAATAGTTTACCAATTTGATAGAAAGGATCTTGATATTGTACAAACTTAAGTTCAAACAACGCATCCGTTAAAGGAAAGTATAATAAATCCCCTTCACATGGTCTAGATGGAATAATAGTTTGGCCAAATCTACCAACTAATTGTTCCCAACGGCGTCTAGCCACAACTAAAGTTGCAGATTGTTCCATCATTAAACCAAACTTTTGAATGAATGCACCTTGACCATCAAAACCATCGGTGTTCTCTAAATACATCTCAATTGAATATGCTGATTTAAACTTAGATAAACGATCTTCACCGAGAATTTCATCCTTGGCAAATAATGTTCTTGGGATATAATAGAAGTTCTGTCCATAAAAGGATAGAGATTCAACAATTAAATCTTCATGAAATAATTGTTCTGACTTGGCACCATTGGAGGTATAAACTGAACGCGGCATCTTCTAGCCTAAAAACATATCTAATGGGGCAGATTTATTTAATAGTTCATCTTCTAATGCAGAGATCTCTGTCATGGCTTCATCATACATACCTTGAAAGTCTATTGATACCCCACCAGGTAATACCATACCTTGGAATTTTTTACCATTAATACCCCATTGTCTTTTAAATAATGCAGTAACATAATGTCTAAACCAAGATTCTCCCCATACTTTAGTGAATTCAGTTGGATCTAATGCTCTATAGCATTCAACCACAATATAATCACCAAGGGCAACATTGGCATCCCAATTGGTATCTAAGTATAAACGATATTGTAATCTATTAAATCTAAATTGTGGATATCCATTCAATTCTAAATCTAATAGAGATAGATGGGACATAACAGTTTTATAGTAAATAATTGATGTTGATGTAAGATTATATAAGTCATTTAATCTTAATTGATATTGCATATCAAACATATTCTTTGAATTTGAAGAACTAGAGAATGGTATAACTCTTGTGATACCATAAACTAAATCAGGAATTTCACAATACTTTTTATCATAATCACCAAGGATATATGGAATAGTATCTAATGTTGCAGTTACCAATGAATCCACACCTGTAACAGTTTCACCTGCCACAAATACTCCTGTTACATTTTTAACCAATAAAAGATTATTATCTGATTGTCTACTAGTTTCTCCACAAACTTTTGCCTTAGCACCTGAAATATCACCTACAACTATTTCAGACATGGTAAATGATGTGGCATTACCTGTAGTTAAATTAAGTTCCGAAGCTAAAATACGATGTTTAAGGTATACCTTCTCAATACCATCCCAATGGTATTGACGCCAATATTCCAATGCTTCATCAACTCTATCATCAAGTTGTGAATCATCCACATTAACTTCCACTACAGGCTCACCTAGAGCTCGTAAACAGTAATCTATTAATCCTTGTCTTGATACGATTGCGGCCATGATTATTCCTAGTTATTATCTATTTATATTTATAATGCTTTCATAGATAACTTTTGACCACATTTTGGCATCTTGTTCCTCAATTCTTAAATCATAAAAACTTGGTGGTTCAAATACTTTGTTTGTATCACTAAATTCACTTTCTCTAATAGTATCTATCCATATAGTATAGTTTGCATCAAAGATATCACGTATCTCTTGGGTAGGAGCAACAAAATCACATATGACATATTTAACATATTTTGTACCAACCTTAAGGGTTTCATTTGCCAAATCAGTCATACGTTTTGCTTGGCGTATTCTACCCTCTTCAGAGAAATCCCAATCATTACAACTACTTCTAACTGCATCGGCATTATACCATACAGATAAAGGTAGTTGATTGGTTAAATGATAAGCCAAGGTGGTTTTACCTGACCCCGGTAATCCCATAATTAAGATTTTCATTTTGGTTTAGTGAAGCACATTACGTTTTGAACAAACCATCCCATATGGTATCCTTGTCTGCAATATGTAATTAAGTTATCTTTTAGTTTAACTTCTTCAACTAATCCTTTTGCTTTAAACTTATCAACCCAATATTGTCTAGGACGATTATTGATATGTCCTACACCACCTTGACCGGGATGAGCAGCAGTAAAGATTAATTTACCACCATCTTCAATTGTATTAAAGATACCATTCACAATTTCATCATTATGTTGTGGATCGATATGTTCTGCCACCTCAAACATAATAACAAGATCTGCTTGTTTAGTACCATCTAATTTAAGCATATCAGCTTGGGTAATAAGATTCTTACCGTCAACTCTAGGATCAATATCTAAACCTTCAACATTAACTCCAATATCATTGAGTGAATATACATACATTCCAGGTCCACATCCAATATCTAATACTTTTTTGGGTTTTAATGCTTCTTTAATCCAAAATGCAATTCTATTAGCAAATGGTTTTTCTTCCTTTTCAATTGCATCATAATCGATTAATTCAGAACGACCTGGATAATGTTTAATGGCATAATCAAAATTAGTTCTACCTTCATTTGGTTCATACCAACCTTGTTTACCATGAATATTTAAAACTGCTTGGAAATACTCCTCATACATTCCTGCCACTTTTTCAAGTGAGAAGTTTTTAAGTGCCCAATCTCTACAATCCTGTGGATTAATCTTATCAATATTTTTTGCTGCCCAACAGAATTCTTCAAATGTTCTGCAACGATATCCTGTTACACCATGAATATTATTTTCAGTGAATGAACCCCAATCTGTAGTAATAGTTGGTGTACCTGAGAATAAGTTTTCAATTTGAACTCCACCAAATGGTTCCACATATAATGAAGCAACAAAAGATCCTTTTGCTTTACTCATTAATTCACGACGTTTCTCAGTATCTGCATAACCAATAAATTCAACATGTGGTGGGATTTCTTTATAACCACAAGCTTCAAGACTATTTTGTCCTGCCACTTTTAATTTAGCACCAATCTTTTCTGTTACTTGAATTGCAGCATGAATTCCTTTACCTTCATATACTCTACCAAGGAATAAGAAGTAATCTTCTTTGGTTTCAGGTGCAAATGTAAAATCATCAGGATCGAAGTAATTAGGAATAACCACATCATAGAAGTTATTCATACATGAACCAACAGCTTTTAAACCATAGTAAGCATGCATAATGGCATATGATTCAAAAATCTTGAATTTTGCCCAATGTCCACCTGCATATCCAATTCCAGGTTCCACTGTAATTAAATCAGGATGTGCATCACATACAGGACGAGTACCTGCACCCCAAAATGGTAAAATAAAATCATTTTGTTGTTTACGTTTACCAACTTCTATGATGGCATTCTTATAGAAAGTTTGGTAAGCATGGTCACCTGTATCAAATTTGAAGAAGTTCTTTCTCCAATCATAAGATCCATATGCAATCTCTAAATCTTTATTTGTGGTAACTGTAACATGTTCGGTACACTGTAGATCTGAATCTTCATGACCATAATGAATTACTGTATGACCTCTATCTGTCATCATCTTGGCAAATTTAACAACCTTTTGAGTGTATGCACAAGCAACATACTCTTTTGATGAAACTGTGTGAGGTAACCCTAAAACATGAAATCGCATTTTTATTTCCTTATAGTGTTCAGATAATGTGTGATATTGCCATTTGGCATTGCATAACGAGTTACTAAGTCAGGATTTGCTATTTCCACCATAGTAAATATTGCTTCTTCCGTTCCTATTGCTCCTATTCCTAATGATATATCTATATAGTCAAAGTATTTATCATTGAATTTTTTAATCTGTTCCTTACTACCACCAAACAAAGTGGCTCTACAAACATATGAAGGTTTGGTATCAAGTAACAATGACATCTTATTAATGTCATATCCATGAATTTCTGAATTTGTTGAATATGGATATGATGTCAATAGAAAGTTATCCTTTGGACATTTCAGAAAATCAAATGCGGAGATTGAATCTCCAATCATAAAACTATTCATAAATCCTGAATCAATCCAATAGAATCTTTTTGATTTTAAGGGATTCACCTCTGAAACACTCTGTAAGAGTTCATTTTTAATGAGGGTGAGTGGTATATAGTATTCAGAAGAAATGACGCTATTTTTCATCCATTCTGATTGATTTTTCCACGATTCTGAGCTGATAATACGTTGAATTTGATCAAAATACTTATTATTTCTAATAGTATCCAAACTTATAGAACGTACTTCTATTTTATTATCAGAGGTGGCAATACTAAGTTCTTTACGACGTTTAAGTATATAGTCATGATACTTATCTTCTGCATAAACCACTATTGGGTTACGAACTGCAAGTAATCTATCTAGACCTTTAATATAATGTGTGTTAAAATCTCTATCACCTCTAGAGATATCAAGGGCCATTGTGACTAAAGTAACATCACCAGGGTAATCATATATCCAATCCATTTCTCTATAATTGAGATAAGGTGCTGTACGATTTTTCTTAAGTTCAGGTGGATAGAAGTCATATGGTATCTTGGAATCATCAGGTCTTCTATCGGCCATGGCAGAACAATGATCTCCTAGATGTCTTGAGTACTCACCATTAAGGAATACTCCCTTAAATCCTAATGCGGTAAACTTACGATCTATGTTCCATTCATTATGCCATTTCTCAACTCTTCCAAGCATAATCAAATCATCACGACGTCTTAGATTTGGAGATCCAACCCATGCATGCCATGCTAAATGATTATCGGTAATCTTCCAAGGTTTCTTCCAATAAAATTCACCATCAATAAGTTTCTTCTCATATGAATCAATACCTTGCCATTCAAAGGTTCTCCATGAGGTATCAACAACCCCAACTTCACGGTATTTTTCTAGGATGGCTTTTGATTTAGATAGGTAACCGGGTTTTAATAATGCCCAGTCATCTTCAAGATAGAAGATATATTGAGAATCACAATATGATACCATGAAGTCCATGGCAAACCATTGGGATCTATTACGAGGAAAACATATGACATCACAATCATGTCCATATCGTTCAACTAATGTTTCAAATACTCCGGATACAGCGGAGTCATCAAGTATGACCATTTTAGTTACATAGTCTCTTGTGGCATAAAATGATTTGAGAGTTTGGTCTAAGACATCTAGACGATTACAGGATAAAACAAATGTAGTTGTATCTGAATCAGGTTGTTCAACTGTATGAAAGTTCACTTTATTACTCATATAACACCTTTTAAATAATTATGTATCTATTATAATATATTCTTTATTTATTGTACAATAAATTGCACAATTCTGTACAACCAATTCATTTACATTAATTTAATATTAAGCCCAAACTGCATTACAAATTAGAACAACCTTAGCCGGCATTCCTGTTAAATCATCACCTTTCTTTAAAGATTTATTGGTTGAATTCTTAGCAATTTCCACTTCATTCTCAAATATAGTTGTTGCTTCATTGAATAAAACTGTATCGTCTTTTAAAACTGTGATTGATTGTACTTCTGTAGCACCTATTGCAACTGCATTAACACCTTGAGTAGTTTGACCTGCCGCATATCCACAAGCAATTGCATAACCACCTTGAGTGATTTCACCTGCTGACTGACTAAGTGCAATTGTATTATCACATTAATCGGCTATGTTATCTTAATTTTATTCTAATAAGTTACTGTTGCATACATTCCTGGACTTCCTAATCCAGCTGGATTAGGTGTACCGGAATATGTAATTTGTACATAGCCAGGTGGTGCTGGAGGACTATACGGTATAGCACTTACTCCAGTATATGACATCTTATCACCTTGAGCAGTCGTAATAATTATTGTGCCCGAACCTCCCCAATTAACAAAGGCAGTTGCATCGGTGCTAGATAGAAATTGTATATATAAAAATTGCTGATAAACACTCGACGCCGCTAAATTTGCGACTGTACCGCCACTGCTGCCGCCGCCACCTGATGCACTATATGTTATCGATGGACTGACACTAATAGAAGGTCCAGTACGTATTGGCAAAGATGAAGTTAACCCACTATAAAAAAAATTGTACGGGCTGATTTGTGCGGTCATTGCCGACTGCGTAGTTACAGTATAGATCCCAGGGATTCCAGGACCTAAATCCACACCATATCCATATTGGCCAGTATCAAAAGTAAAGGTTGGTCCAATTGTTGCTGGTGGAGATAGTGCAACATTTATACCAAACTGTACGGTGCTTGGGGAGTAAGTTGGATTTAGTGTCATTGGCGGCCCATTTGCAAGTGTATATGTTGTACCACTAAGAGGAGCCACAGCGGTTAATGAAGTATCTAAGATATTAGAATAACTTTGTGCAACAATGGGCCCATTAGAAGAGCCCGTTCTTAAATAAAAGGTAAATGCTTCGGTTCCTTCTGTTAAAAGATCTGCAGCAGTATAAAAATAAACACTCCCTCCATTGCTGTTTATCATACAACTACCATTCAAAGCAGTTTCACCGGGTGATGTAAAATCTGCGGGTGTAATAGTACCTGTTGTTCCTTCAATATTCCAATATAAGGAAGTATTGTCGGCAACTCCGGCAGTGGTAATAGCAAATTGTATATAATTAGTGTAAGGAGATTGGCCTTCACTAACAGTAGCACTACCAGGGGTTGCCTGAGTCAACACGGAAATAGAATATATCGGAGTAGTAGAAATATCATATACATTTATGTTTTCATAAGAAGCAACAATAGGTCCACTTTGCGAACCTGTTCTTGCTATAAATCCTAACGTTTTAGTACCATCTGCTATTCCATCTAATTTGATAGTAAAATTTAATTGTCGTCTTCTACTCAACCCAGAAATTAGAGTATCACCTGTTAGTGAACCAACTGAGCTTGTTCCGGTTAATGCAGCACCATTTAAATCCGCACTAGTAGTAGTACCGGTAATACTCCAATATATTTGTTGATAAGTTATATTATATGTATTGATATTTATCTGTAGCTGATTACCTTCGTTAGCGTAATTATTACTTGGAATAGCATTTGCTCCTGCTGAGGTTGATACTATTGAAATAGAATATGTTCCGGCAGCGCTGGCATTGCCAGCACCACCGCATGGCCCTAGTGCTCTTGCTATAGAATTAAATTTACGCATAATTTATCCAAATGTTGATAACTGACCCAAGACTGTATAAGTTCCAGAATTGTCGAATATACTAAAACTTACTACATCTATTTTATTTGCATTAGGAGTTGGAGCAATACTGCCGACCCAATTAATTGTTTGACCTGTGCCAGCTATCTGTAACACATTTGAATAATATCCTGTGGAACCTTGAACCAACAGTAAAGTTACACTACCAGCATAACCTGAAGATAATCCTAAATTAGTTAAATTAGCAGTAAAATTAGCTGATATAGATGAATGTCTGAATAAAGTAGTTTCACTGCAATCATGCGTTACTACTCCGGTGGCAGAAGTTTTATTTACAAAACTATCGTTCCCAATAAAACTATTTGCAGTTATTGAACCGGATGTTGATATATTACCTGTTGTTGCGTTAATTGTTAGTGGCCCAACTGTTAAGCCAGTAGAACCATATACACCTGAAGCACCTTGAATACCTTGTATTCCTGCAGAACCGGTTGCACCACCTAAACCGGTAGAACTACTAGCACCTTGAATACCTGAAGCACCTTGAAGTCCTGTTGAACCACTAACACCAGATGCACCTTGAATACCTTGTATTCCTACAGAACCAGTTGCACCTTCTAATCCGGATATGCCTATACTAGCTCTTGTACTTTGATGGATAGTCATAATCTTACCTTATTATTATTATTAGTCGTAATGCTATAGTATATATTTATAATAAAAATATATTAACCGAACGT